ATAGAATTAGAAGAGGATCAATATACTGAAGATTTTGAGGTATGCAATAGTATACGGTTAAACATCGAATTATTTACATCATTAGGAGAAGATGAAAAACATAAAGCTATTGAATTCAGTTATCCCGACCCGAACGAACAAGAACCGCAGGAGCCGGTGTACCAGAAGCCGCTTTCTGAGAGGATAGTGGAGTTGGAAAATGAGAATTTAGAATTGAAGTTGGCTCTCGCAGAAGCAGTAGAAGCGAACGAGCAGGACAAGACAGAAATACAGTTAGCAATTGCTGAATTGGCAGAGTTGGTAGTAGGAGGTGGTCAAGTTGGCTAAGATTTATTATGATCTCATTAAAAAGGGGCTAAGAACAATAGACGATGTTCCTCTCCGATGGAGAGATGAAGTTCAAGCCTTACTTGATGCTGACGCACAATAAAAAATGGAAACACTGAGAAACGCCTAAGAGCGTTATTTTTTATGCCCAAAACCCCGTGCCTAGCGGGGTTTTTATATTGCCTAACGGAAGGGTGAGAGGATGGACAATGAAGTAATTCGCACGCTTACGGAGATCCGGGAGAGGGTGGTACGTGTTGAGACGAAAATCGACTCCATGACCGATGTAAAAGCAACGGCGGAAGCAGCAGAAAAGATCGCAAATGAGGCTCTACAAAGCACCAAGTCTGCACATCACCGGATCGATAAAATTGACAAGATCATATTCTGGCTCGGCACTACGGTGATAGGCGCTGTCATCACTGGGATTATCGCATTTTGGGTGAAGGGGGTGTAAGAATGAAATATACCGTAGACCACATTCCATGCACCACTCCTTATCAGCGTCGTCCTGGCATCCCCATGACTCCAACCACGATCACGATCCACAACACGGGGAATCCAACATCTACCGCGCGAAATGAGCGGAATTGGCTGACCAACCCGTCCAATGACCGCCAGGCATCTTTTCATATTGTTGTCGATGAAAAAGAGGCCATTGAATGCCTTCCTTTGAATGAAGTTGCCTGGCATGCGGGGGATGGAAGGAAAGCAGGTGGAGGGAATATGGCGAGTATCGGCATCGAGATCTGCGAATCCGGAGATTATGCCAAGACTTTGGAGAATGCCGCAGACTTGGCCGCAAGGTTGCTTCGTGAACGAGGTTGGGGTGTAGATCGGATGCGCAGACATTACGATTGGAGCGGAAAGATATGCCCGCGGCTCATGTATGATGGTGGGAAGTGGACAGGATGGGAGAGGTTCAAGCAGATGGTAGCGAACAGATTGAAGCCGCAAGAGGAGAAAACAAAGGAGGAGGTCGAAGATAAGTTGGTTCTATCGGATTGGATGTGGAATGAGTTGGTGAAGGAGCTGGAACAACTCTTGAAGGATGAAGTTATCACGGACAAGCAATGGGTGGAGAAAGCGAAGAAAAAACAACTCACCGTTTCTGAACTGGCTTGGCTGAATACGATAATTATGAGCAGGAAAGGGGTGAAGTAGGATGGAGCAAGTACTTGTAGTTATGAGTGTATTGGTCCCAATCATCGCCGGTCTAACTCAAGTGGCCAAGCAGTATGTGAGAGAGAAGTTCTATGCGCTGGTTCCCGTGCTTATCGGTCTGCTTCTTGGCCCGGCATATGTGGTTTTCTCTCCTGATCTGACCGTGTGGGAATTGTTGTGGGCCGGAGGTTTGGCGGGGCTTGCAGCCGGTGGTTTTTATTCGGTGCAAAACGTAAGGAATAAATAGATTACCAAAGCATAGAGTAAAAATAAGGAGCCAATTGCATCTCAGTCCCTTTTGTGATCATTTAAGAAAGGGGTGGGAATGCCAATGGGTGTTATAATCTTTGCATTGATCTGCTATATTTGTTACTTACACGGAAGAATTGATGAACTAACGAGATAGGCTTACATCGTGTGTATCAAAGTTTTATTATAAATGGACTATGTTATGCGATTGGCCTCCCTACATAATAGGGAGGCCAAAATTTAAAACTAAAATATATGTAGTTGTTGTTATTGAAACTAAAATAATTACAAAGCTTCAACAAGTATCCCCCGACTTCGGTTGGGGGATTTTTTTTGTGGATAGTGTGTGGATAAATGTTGAAAAAATAATTGCCCCTGAAAAGACAGGGGCACGGTTTATAGTTGAATAGCCTCTCCTTGGATGGTTTGAGGGATCGACTTGTTGATCTCATCGCAGAAGCGATTCATTTTGATCAAGTTTATATTGTTAAGGAAGGTAACAGCAGCGAAATCTCCTTGCGAATCAGTATAGTTTAGGATAAAGAAGTGGTTCAAATTTCCCTTTTTCTTTTTTGTACCGATCCCGGACATACCGCCTATGATAGTTCCTAGTCCCGGTACTAACAGTGTACCAATCAATGCTCTTCCGACTACACTTTTCCCCTTTTCAATCAACTCACGCTCACTTTTCACGACAGCAGCGCGAATCTTCTCAAGTTTGATCTCGAATCTCTGTTGTTTAGCGTCAATAAGGATTTTATCGTCAAAAAGATAGATTTCGCAGAGCGTTTTTGGAGCTATCCCAAGACCATCAATATATGTAACAAGAATTAGGTCCTTAGCTCCAAAATCTGAAGCCTTTTTCTTCAGGGCTTTATTTCCTTTTACTCCCAAGACAATTAGCATAATGGCTCCTATAAACAGGACCAGAAAGACGATGAAGCCGACCATACAATTCCTCCTTACTCTCCACAGACGGAGTATATACTGTTAACATTTCCCTATTATTTTAACAGAAGGAGGGGTTTATTGACTACAAAAAGATTGTCTTTATCTTCCTCTTGCATACGGAACAATCGTTCTCATATAATAAGAACAAACGTTCTGTAAGAGAGGGAATAAGATGAAGGAAACAAAGATTACACCCGGTAGCAACAAACTTTGGGAGGGATCCCGAATGATTTTGCCAGAGCATCGAGAGTCAATACTCAAACAACAGGAGGAAATGAAAAAGAGGAAACGCCCCATTCTTGACGAACAAAGAATAGAGGAATTGAGTTACGTAATCCGTGAAGCGGTTAGTGAAGATCATGAGGTTAAGATCCGAATCTTTGGAGAATACGAGGATGCTGCAATCTATGGTAGAATCACTAAGATTGAGCGCAACAGAATTCAGGTATCCAGTAATTGGACCAAAGACTGGATCAACATAGAGGATATAGTTTCTATATCTGTAATAGTAGGAGGACAAAATGATGGTTGAATTCCTAAATAGCAAAGCCAATCAAGTACAGATCCATGGTTGGCGGGTTCAGATGATAATTAGCGAGAAGTTCATATCGGTAATAAAAGAAGCCTAGTCATTCGACCAGGCTTTTATGGACTTAAATTAAACTGTTCATTTCTGGTTAATCATCTTAATAAACTCCTGTACATCCCTTGTCTGCAAAATTTTAAAAGGCTTAGAACTAAATAGATATTGAGTTTCTCCAACGATCCACACATTGGGGAAGAACTTTTTTTCGCGAGGCTGCCAAGCCTCCGTTTTCCATTCTTCCGAATAATAATACGCTTCGTATCGTGCCAACTTTTCGCGCATCATCCTCTCGGAATATACTGAGCGTTGAATCTCGATAAAGAAAGGCGCTGCTTTCCAAATCATAAAAGCATCCGGTTCCATATACTCGCGTCCATATTTCGGCTCTACCTTGAATTGTCTTGGTATTTCGTACTTGATTAGCTGCCGATAAAAGTTCACTATGGCAAGAAAGTGAGAAACTTTCTGACTGTCCTTTCTCAAGGTCGAAGATGCAGGGAAGTAAAGATAAGGTCTCTTCTCCATATTTACTTCAATGTATCTATCTCGTCTTAATCTTTTTAAAACCGTGTTGGTCGAGTTGATTTTTGATTTCAAACCAGCAAAATGAATATCCGCAATATCATCTCTTGTCATACAACGAAAGCGTTGCAGATCTTCAATAATAGCCCGGTCACGCATCCTCATAGTCTAACACCCCTAGCAGAAAGTTGTTATTATACGAGTTATCGTCGTCATATAGTTCCCCGACGGTGTTCTCAACATTAACTACTCTATACGGTTCCAGCAATTTCTTCGCTTCCGTTAACGTTAGATATGGCGCTTGGATTAACCGTAGTTTTTCGTGCTTCAAATAATGACGACCTTTCTCCGTCAGTTTGATCTCCGCTGCTTCGCCACTCCCGATTGTGATCCGCGAATTGATTTCGTCGGCATGACGGAAAGCCATGCGTACAGTTAGGTTATTTTTTAACCTTCCGTCGAGAACTTCGCGATCCGGTCGTTGCATCGATAATATGAGAAATACGCCTAACGCTCGGCCAATCGCGCCGATTTCATCGATAATACTCATTGCGTCCTTTTCGTCTTTCAATAACGCAAACTCATCGATACATAAAACAATGTAAGGTAACTTCTCGTCTAAGTCGTCGATATGTGCCACCTCCGCGCTATCTAGTAACGTTCCCCTTCGATTCATTTCCGCTTTTATTTTCCGCAGAATGACCATGAGTTCTCCATGTTCAACCGCGTACCCCTTCACGTGTTCGATTCGCTTGAACAAATGAAACTCCGAACGCTTTAAATCCGCGAGGTATAACGTTAACTCGTCGGTTGGCTTCGTCTTTATCAACGTCGTTAAGATCGACCGTAGTTGGACGGATTTACCAGAACCTGTTTCGCCCGCGATAAGCAAATGTGGATACGCGACCATATCGTATGCGACGTACCCGTTTCGGTCGCGCCCGCTAACCACCGGTAAGGCCATATCGGATATAATCGGCTCAATCTCCGCGTATTCATACGTGAATCTGTCGGGGAGTGGACGATGATTAACCATGACCGTGAATCGTTTACCTTCGCGGTTGATCTCGATATTCTCTCCGAATTGCTGCGCGAAAAGCCATTCGGCTTTCGTTATCTTATCGGGGTTTAAACCGAGCGGGATCGTAAATACAAGTTCGGTTCGATCTGCGCGAATACGGACGGATTGAATAGCAGGGAAAATCCGCTGCGTTTTAATTGAGCCGAGATGGATCTCGCCAAGTTCGAAGCATTGTCTGAGTTTTGTCCGTAATTGAGTTGAAGGCATTGATTGGTATGATATGTACGCCGCCGATCCAACCAGAGATGCTGCAAAAGCCCATTTTAGGACTATCGATGCTTTGTATAGAAAACTTTCAAAAAGCACATGAACCACCCCCTCGCTTCGCTCTCTTCGTTTCACTTCGCTCGCTCCGCTCTAAACATTTCTCCAAAATGCTAATGTGTCGTGACTGATTGAGCGAAAACCAAATTAGCACAACCTTGGTAGAAACCACGGTAATTACTTTGGTAGAAGATATGCTGAAAGGATTGTCCGACTTTCCGATATTTCTGAAAGAGCAAGTATAAATTTTAATAGAGTTGTCCATGCTGATTCTAAATTGTAATGCATGGAGGAGAAAGTGTGTTTAAAGAGAGAACTAAGTATGGGGAATTTGTTGATAAACATTTAGGGTATGGAGGACAAGAGCGGATCAAGGAGATTACTGGGTTAAACAGAGATACTGTTTCTAGAGCTTGTAATGATAAAAGTTATCGACCAAAGAAAAGTGTACAAAATTTGTTAGTCTCTGCAGCAAAAGAATTAACTAAAATAGAAGTCGAAATCAAAAATTTTTGGTAAATAATATTTGACAAACATAACAAACTTAAGTATTATGTATTTAATTAAATATTGTCAGCCGAACGGAAAACCCGAAGGCACATTTCGCTAGTATATCCTAGTCGAAGTGTGCCTTTTTTATTTCAATTGCTTTTGAAAGGGGTGATTTATTTTAAATTATGTGAAAAAATAAGAACACATGTTTGTATTTTTGTGATATAATCATCTTACACACTTCTGCGGAAAAATATTACATAGGATGGTGACCTACTATCGAAAAGAAACCTGTTGATTTAGCGGTTATAGCACAAAAAATAGGCATTGATCCAAATGAACTACGTATCCATTTAGGGAGAGTTATCGAGAATTCTTCTGTTGTTTCCGAAAGCGCAAAAAGGCAATCGCGCTCTTTAAATCCTCCTCAGACAACTCTTCGCCGTCGAGTGTGATGTAGAATCTATCCAAAATTTCTTTATCGGACAGTTCAAGGCTCTTAATAAATTCCTCCTCATTGACACTTGAGGAGGTGCTTTCAGCATAATTAATTCCATTTTTACGACAAAAATCCCTTAATTCATCCCAAAAGTCCTCTAGACTTTTGTTTGAAATAATAAAATTATCATCGAGATTTTGTATTCCTCGCTTTATTGTAGTATAGTTATAAAATTTATTGAATTCATCAATTGCTTCATTTTCAATGGATTCGGTCAAATCGTCAGGATCAATTTCTAAGTAGTCGTATTTGTACCATTCATCAAACTTTGATCTACTGGAAAATGAAGAGCGTTCAAAAACAACGCTATCTTCAGCATATCCTCCAAAAATCTCGAAAATTTCTCTGTGGTATATAGCTGGGAATTTCCCTTCATCATCAACAATTTTCTTTATCGTTTCAATTATTTTATGTTCAAGCGCTTCCTTTTTTGAATTAACCTCAAGTAAGAATTTTGTAACTTCATCATCTTTATTCCAATATCCGGCCTTTATCATTAAATCGGAGTAAGAAACATCTAAAGCTCTGGATAATTTTCGCAAAGTCTCGGGGGAAGGTTTTAAAGGTTTATTCGTTCCTCTCCTGACTCCATTCTCTATATCTGCAATATAAGTATGACTCAACCCAGTACGTTCTGCGATTTCCCTTAAAGATCTCTTGCCTCTAAGATGCCTTAGATAATTACCTAAGTCATTCATTGCTTTTCCTCCTACAAAATGTAAACTATACACAACAAATATTGTAAAACAAATCGTACAAAAAGTAAATTGTAACATAGAAAAAGTTTGTTGCACAGACTTTACTTTGTATAAGTTCGAATGTAAACTATGTACAACGAAAAGTGAGGTGATGATAAAAAATGAAAAACATTGTTAAATATTTGCGAAGAAGTCAAGAATTCGATATGACCCAAGATGAACTAGCCGAACGTGCTGGCATTTCAAGAGCCACGATCTCGGCAATTGAAAACGGCGCTAATCCGTCTATTGAAACTGCCCTTCGCATCGCGAGAGTGTTCGGTAAGGATGTTCGCGAAATTTTTTTTGAAGATCATGTTGAACAAAGTTTACAGTCTAATGTACCCCAAAATAACGAATTTCATACCGAAAGGAGCGTGAACGAGTGAACAATCTCTCTCAAATCTTCACTTACCATGGCCGGGAAGTTCGGACCATCATCAAAGACGGCGAGCCGTGGTTCGTGTTGAAGGACGTGTGTAGTGTTCTTGATCTAGGACAGGTTGCCGGAGTAAAGCGACGTTTGCCGGAGGACGTGATTTCAAATCACCCCCTTGATACGCCAGGTGGGACACAGCAAATGACCATCATCAACGAAGACGGCCTTTATGATGTCATCCTCGAAAGCCGCAAACCGGAAGCAAAGGAATTTCGGAAGTGGGTCACAAGCGAAGTCCTTCCCAGCATCCGCAAAACAGGCTCGTACAGCCTCGGCGATCCGCAACGCCTGATCGCCCTTGCTCTTGTCGAAGCTCAAAAGTTACTCGAGGCCAAAGACCAGCAGATCGCTTTGCTGAAACCGAAGGCCGAGTTCTTCGACCAGGTGGCCGACAGCAAAGATGCAATCGACATCGGAACCGCCTCAAAAGTGCTGAAAATTCCGGGATTCGGTCGGAACAACCTATTCGAGTTTCTCCGGAATGAAGGCATCCTGATGCAGAACAATCAGCCGTATCAGCGCTTCGTTGACGCCGGATATTTCCGGGTGATCGAGCAGAAATGGACCAAACCGGACGGCAGCACGCACATCAACATCAAGACGCTAGTGTACCAAAAGGGCCTCGAATTCATTAGACGGAAACTCAAAGAGCGCGGCATCAAAGGCGCCTGAAAGGAGGTGAAGCGCAATGAATGATACGCGAGGATGGATCCAAATCGCATGCGATGGTGACGTGCAAAACAATATTATCCGAAATATGGTGACTCTTGCGGATGCGATTGAGGCTTATGAAGCTTATGCAACCAATTGCATCTGTGTAGTGGACAAGTCTTGTAAGGAGGTGAAAACATTGGATCTCAAGACACTCGAATACATGGAAGAAAGGGCAAAAAAAGGCCGGGACCTTGTGAATCGAATTGAAGATTTGAAAGAGACGGTTTATAAACTGGAAAACTGCAATATTACCAATATTCAATTTCGGGACACTAGCGGGAACATATGGGCATGGGCAATCCAGTCACGGGCAGTAGAGAAAATGAAAGACGCTGCTATTCAAGTAGCAAAGGAAGAGATAAATCTACTTGAACAAGAGTTGGCGGAGTTATGAAAAAGGGGGAAGAATCATGCAAATCAGTTTCATTTCCTTGAAGCTGAAAAATTTCAAAAGTCACCGCGATCTTGAGGTTTCGTTTGGCGACGTGACCAAGATCAGCGGTGACAACGCAAAAGGAAAAACTTCTATTTTTGAATCTATCTCATGGGTATTGTACAACAGCGACACACTTGGTAGCAAGCTAGATCCAACACCAATTGGCTATGAATACAACGAAGTGAAAGTAGAGCTACTTCTATCTGTCGATGGGAAGAAAATCCTTCTAGGACGAGGGATTGAAAAGGGGAAGAATACATTCTACATCAATGAAGTACCTTCAAAGGCAACCGAATTCGACGAGTTGGTGAAGTCACTCTTTGACAAAGACCTATTCCTATCGCTATTCAATCCATCCTATTTCTTTACCCTTCATTGGGAAAAGCAAAGGTCAATGCTTTTGCAATACGTTACACCGCCTGCAAACAAAGAGGTTCTTAAGCATCTTCCTAATTTACAAGCGGACAAGCTTGCCGAGTTGGTGAAGAAACACTCCATTGATGATCTTGAAAAGATTCACCGTGATCGAAAAAACAGACTCGAAAAGGAGCATATCGCTGCACAAAGCCGGACTAAGACTTTGCAGGAGCAGTTAGATCGTCTGCCACAAATTGACGTCGACATCGAGAAAGCCAGAACAGAGAGCTCCACACTGCTCCAACAGATTAAGGATATCGAAAAGGCAACGGATAACGCCGATGCGAACAACAGCAAGATCTTAGATCTGCAGTCCAAAATTCGGTCACTCCGCGAACAGCGCGACCGGATGAAACAGCAGTTTCAGACATTGCAGAACGAGCCGATTGCCGACACATGCCGCGTTTGCAAGCAACCGTTGCAAGGAGATGCGGTTGAAGCGGCTAAGGCGGACAAGCAGCGCCGAATCGCAGAATTCAAGGCGGAGTATGACGATGTAGTTGCGAAGCGAAAAGAACTCGAAGCCGAGCTTGCCATCCTGGAATACATCGATGTGTCTGAACAGATACAGAAAATGCGGGAACTTGAGAAAAAACGCGATGCTTTAGAAGATTTGCTTTACGCCCATAAAAATCGAGAGCTATTTCAAAAAGACGTTGAGCAAGCCAAACAAGATGAAGCGGCCACGCTGGAAAACCTTCGGGAGTCCATCTTCATCATAGACTCGGTAAAGGAATTTCGCGCAAAAGAAGCTGAGTTGCAGGCTCAAAAAGTACAGGATCTGTTCACAACCCTCTCCATTCGGTTGTTTGAGCAACAGAAGAACGGTGAACTTAAAAATACATTCGAAATCGAGATGAACGGTAAACCATATCGCAAACTCTCACTCTCGGAGAGTATCCGCGCTGGGTTGGAGCTTCGTGACGTGTTAAGTCAGCAGAGTGGAATTGTAACACCCGTTTTCATTGACAACGCAGAGTCTATTACTAGATTTAAGCAGCCAATAGGACAGTTGATAGTTTCGAGAGTTGTAGCAGGACAGGAATTGAAAATCGAAACGGAGGCGGTTAATCATTGATCCCGCAGGACCACGACGCCAAAGTTAATGGAATCAAGCAGCCGCGTTTTAAGAATGGTCAATTCGTTAAGCGGATCAAGCAGGACGACATCGTTCAAATCTGCGGAGAACCATTACTTAGCGAAAAATGAGCCAAGTCCAACAAAACTCCGTAGGCTTAACCTTCACCAAAAACCTCGGTATCTATGAATCAATCAAAGTAATAACAGCAAAAGGAGGATTCTGAGCATGACCCAAACAACCGCTATTCAGCTTCGCGAATATTCGACTGAAGAACTGCAAGTCATTCAGCAGACGATCGCTAAAGGTACTACACCTCAGCAGTTTCAGCTTTTCATGAAAACAGCCCAATACGCCGGCCTAAATCCTTTCCTTAATCACATCTATTGCATCGTTTATGGACAGGGACAAAACGCCACGATGAGCATCCAGATCAGCGTGGAGGGGATCGTCTATCTGGCCAAGCAGCATCCGGACTATCGCGGTTACGACGTGCAGCTTGTTCATGAAAATGATGAGTTCAAAGCACGGAAGATCAAGCATGAGAATGATCACGATTCTTGGGAAATCGTCACGCATGAAGTGGGATTTCCGCGAGGCAAGGTGATCGGGTGCTACGCGATTGCATACCGCGAAGGATTCCGACCGTTCGTTGTGCTGATGGACATTGAGGAAGTGCAGCACAACCTGACCGGACGGAACGCTGGTACGTGGAAGACTTATTTCAACGACATGTTCAAAAAGCACGTTTTAAAACGTGCGATCAAAGGGCAATTCGGCATCGAGATCGCTGAGGATGAAGTGCCGATTTCGGGTGCTGACCATATTCCCGCATATCAATCACCTGAGCGCAAAGACATCACCGCTGAAGCAAACGCTGTAGCGGAAGCCGAACAGGCCCAGAAGGATCAGCAAGCTGCGAAAGACGGAGAGGCTGCAAAAATGGAAGAACTTCGCAAACAGATGAACGCGAAGTTCAAACAGCTAGGCATTTCCGGCAAAGAAGCCAAGGCCGCCTACATTGCGGAGAAGGGCGTTGTAAAAGGCGATACACCGACCATGCAGGAGCTGATCGCACTAATCAAGATCATGGATATGGATATCGCTAAGCGTGCGGAGCAGACAGCAGCGCATGACGACGATGATCTGTTGCTTGGTGGTGAGATTGAGTGAAAGTCGATATCCTTGCATCCGGATCCGGAGGGAACTGCATAGCCCTCCGGTCCGGGCAATCCACGATCTTGATCGATGCCGGTATACCGAAAACCAAGATCGAAAAGCGTCTGTTGGAAGTCGGTATTCGACCGGATGAAATTGCAGCGATCTTCATCACACATGCTCACAAGGACCATATTCAGGGGTTGCCTCTGGCGAACAAGTACCGCATTCCGGTATATGCCAGTGAAGGTGAATGGAAGGATACTCACGGCGTAGATGAAGAGCTTCACAACTCCTTATCACCGGGAGATTTTGTTCGGTTCGATTTCTACGGAAAGGGAAAGCCGGAAATCACGGCGTTCCGGACTCATCACGATGCCTATGATCCACTCGGATATGTCATTGAAGGCGAAAAGAAGGTCAGCATATGCCTCGACACTGGCCACATTGACCGCGACATAATCGACGCCATGCGCGGATCGGACATTTACATCATCGAAGCAAACCACGATCCGGACCTAGTTACGGCGTCGGACTACCCAGACAGCGTGAAGGCCCGCATCCTTTCCGACATCGGGCACCTGAGCAACCAGCAGGCCGCAGACGCGCTCGCTCGCCTTGTGCGGGGCCGGGGAGAGCGAATATATCTGACGCACCTTTCGAAGCAAAACAACCACCCGGACATCGCCCGGGCGACCGTGGAGACAGCTTTGAGGCGGCGGGGGTTTGTTATCGGCAAACATTATTTTCTTGAGGTGGTTTGAATGGACTTTGTAAGGGTGACCCAGGAGGTCATCACCGAAAAAGGGGTCATACACGCCGGAGACGTGTTTTTAGTTGATCATCGCCTTGGAGGATGGAAGATTGTCGGCGGAAGGTTCGACGGTTATTTCCTTCAGGATCTTGAAATAGCGCTTGTCCCTGAATTTTTTCAGATGAAGCAAGAGCTCCTCCAACGCCGCGAAGAAGTGTCGGAGTTGATGCAGCGGGCCGACCAACTCTTGAATGAAAACATCCAGCTTCATCAGGAGCTTGAAGAAGTCCGTTATGCCAAGAAAGTGCAGTTGCCTCGCAACGTGGCAGAGGCGCTTGAGAAAGCAAAAAAGTGGACAAACGGCGATCTCGAACTGATCGCATGGTGTGTCCCGGACCTTAATTGGACGAAAAGCCAGGAATCATATTGGTCGACATTACGCCGTTTCGGGGACGAAAAAAGTTTTTTTGAACTTATCGACGCCCTCCGCTATGGTTACGTAATCGAATCGCCAGGCGACAGAATCCAGCAAAGACTGATTGAAGTCTTCGAAAAGAAGGGCGGATATAGCAAAGGCACAGCAGTGGAGTTGGCTGATCATATCGTGCCCATCATCTTAGAAGAACTCGACAAAATGGAGCGGGAGAAAGCTGCAGAATGAGGGTGAGGTGAGTGCAGGGGTATATAAAGGATTATCGTCAGGAACTAAATAGCGATGTTTGGCTTATGCCACCCCTGTACCACCGGGTGTGGCAGTACCTGAAATATATGGCAAATCACGCTGATAAAACCATCCCATTAGCTGACGGTAGCAAGTTAACCATCAAAAGAGGTCAACATTTAACTTCAATCCGTAACATATGCAAAGGTGTTGGGTGGCAAGAAGGTGCTGCCTGGAAAGAGCCAAGCAAAAAAACGATCGAAAAGATTCTGAAATGGCTTGAACTCAATGAAATGATCAAGATTGATCGCGGCAAAAATGGTCGTCAATACACTCTCGTTACGATTGTGAATTGGGATCTTTATCAATCTCCAGAAGATTCGGATAGCAAAACATCTGATTCAGGACAAGAAACCAAAACAAGAAATAAGAAATCCTACGATCCTGATTCTACTTACTTTAAGATGGCTCGCTATTTAGCGGACAAAATACTTGCCTGGAAACCAGATACAAAGATTCCAAAGGACTTAAATGGTTGGGCAGATGAATTTCGCAAGCTAACCGAAATTGACAAACGTGATAAAGCTCTCATTAAAGCAGTGATTGACTTTGCAACATCTGATAGTTTCTGGCAAGCAAATATACTTTCCGCTAAGAAACTGAGGGAAAAGTTTGACACACTGGATGCAAAACGTCGTTCTAAGACTACTTCCCAAAATGTAACCGAACAGCCAAAACGCAATGAACCTGACCGAGATCCATTCCTTGAAAAATACGAAAGAATGAAACAAAAGGCAAGTGATGCGCATGATCTATAACCAAGAAGCCGAGCAATATTTGTTGGGTTGTTTGTTAATTGAGCCAGATCTCATCAAAGAAATTTCCTTAAGACCAGAACACTTCTATTTAGGTAAGCACCGCACAATATTTCAAGCCATGAAAGAAGCGGAAAAGAATGGTGAGCCTATTGATATTGTTACTGTTTACTCTAACCTTGACAAAACACAACGAGATGAAATCGGTACAGGTTATTTAAGTGATTTATCTCTAAGTGTTCCTACAACAGAAAACTTCAAAGTCTATGAAAAATACATCCTAGATGCATGGAAGGTTAGAAAAGCAAAGCAAATAGCAGTAAATCTAAACACAGGACTTGATATGTCACCTGATCCGCAATTGATTTCAGACGCTATAAGCAAGTTACTCAGGCTTGAAGAGATTGGACATGATTCAGACTACGATATTAAAAAATCACTTGCGCAGCTAATGTTGGATATAGAAAAAAGTCAAGTTGGAATCAAATCAGGGTATTACGATTTAGATGCTTTCACTAATGGTTGGCAAGATGGAGATTTAATCGTAGTAGGGGCTAGACCAAGTGTTGGGAAAACAGCATTTGCGCTTAATATCGCAAGAAATGCAGCTAAAAAAGATGTTGTTGTTTCAATATTTTCTCTTGAAATGCCCGAAAAACAAATTCTCAAACGGATCATTAGTGCAGATGCTTGGATTGATGCAAGCATGATGAGAGATCCAAAAACATTCTTTAAAGATGAACATTGGGAAATATACAGCGATGCCATTGCTCGAATAGAGAAGTGGCCACTCAAAATATATGACAATCCATCAACTACCGTTCAGGATATTCGAGCAAATGTAAGGAGATTGAAACGAATGTATCCAAACAAAAAACATCTCTGCATTATCGATTATCTCACATTGATAAAGAGCGAGGGTAAAGAGAGCCGGACCGTGGAGGTCGGAAACATATCTCGAAATTTAAAAATCATGGCTAGAGAGTTATCTCTTCCAGTGATCACCCTTGCTCAACTGAACCGTAGCGTAGAAACACGTCAAGATAAAAGGCCTTTGCTCAGTGATCTTCGGGACAGTGGCAACATCGAGCAAGATGCTGATGTGATTCTCTTTCTGTATCGTGATGACTACTACAATCCAAAAACTGAAGCAAAAAACATCATGGAAGTCATTATAGCAAAGCAAAGGAATGGTCCTACAGGAAAAGTGATACTTCAATACCTGAAAGAGTACAACATTTTACTGAATCTCAGGTGATATAAATGAGCACGTTTCAACGATCGGTATTACTTCCATCCGGTCACACTGGCATAGATGCTATGAATCTAGCAGTTTGCTTAAAAAGCTTGGCTGGTAGACTTGAGAAATTAGGTAATACCAAAGTGACAGGAATCCGCATCGATCCGAAAGAGAGGAAAATCATAGTCACTTTGGCTGGTGAAGATACGGAAGCGATTCGTAGACAAGCTATCGCAAAGGAATTAGCAGAACTGAATGGTAAAAAAGGTAAGCGATAAGGGAGTGGGGCAGTTGAACAAAATCATTCAAGGCGATTGCTTAGTTGAACTAAAAAAACTCCCTTCTCAAAGCGTTCATACATGTGTCACGTCACCGCCTTATTGGGGACTACGAGATTACGGTGTAGACAGTCAGATCGGATTAGAATCTACACCGGAAGAATACGTTGCAAAATTAGTTGAAGTTTTTAAAGAAGTGAAAAGAGTGCTACGTGATGACGGAACGCTTTGGCTAAACTTAGGTGACTGCTACGCAGGAAGTGGAAAAGGTAAATGGGATAATCCGAGAAACGTAAAAAACACTTATATACCGAAAAGCACAGACTACAAAAACATCGTTGTAACACCAGATGGATTAAAACCTAAAGACCTTGTGGGTATTCCCTGGATGGTAGCATTTGCGCTTAGAGCAGATGGTTGGTATTTACGAGCAGATATTATATGGCATAAACCAAATGCAATGCCAGAGAGCGTAACAGATCGGCCAACTAAAGCGCACGAATACATTTTCTTGTTCAGTAAATCTGAAAAATACTACTACGATCACGAAGCGATTAAAGAACCAGCCATCTATGGAACACAAGATATCAGGGGGAGTGAAGGTGCATACGGTCCACCACAAAAGGCTAGAAGGGAAAGTAAAGTAAAGGGTTCATTTCAAGGTAAATATGGGGCAGCAGCGTTTAGAGCAATAAGAGATACCAGAAACAAACGCTCTGTCTGGACAGTATCAACAAAACCATTTCCTGATGCTCACTTTGCAACTTATCCGCCTGATTTAATAGAGCCTTGTATAATAGCTGGATCGCCAGAGGGTGGAATCGTTTTAGACCCGTTTTTTGGATCCGGAACAACTGGATTAGTAGCTATGGAGAATAACAGAAACTTTATAGGTATCGAACTAAATCCAGCATACATCGAAATCGCAAAAAAGAGATTGTCAAATGTTCAAACCAAGTTAATAGTAACGTAAATGCTCAATTTTATCGAATAAGGGGTGACTAAAATTGAGACGATTCGTAGGAATCGATCCTAGCACAAAAACAGGATTAGTAGTTTTGGACGAGCATGGACAAGTCATACGTGCAAAAGAACTCACTGGCGTAGGTAATCGTGATCCCAAACGTATGGTCACACTGATCGATGAAGTGATTAGCTTTATTACGGCTGATGATGTGATTTGTATCGAAGGATTTGGCTTTGCATCGCAACAGGCAATTCAGCTTGGCGGAATTGGTTGGGGCATCCGGATGGCGCTTTTTAGACGAGGATTTGCTTATACCGATGTAAGTCCAGCTCAGGTAAAGAAGTTTGCAACAGGTAAAGGTAACACCAAGAAAGATGAAATGGTGCTGCCCATTTACAAACGCTGGGGGTTTGAACATAGCAGCGATAACGTAAGAGATGCTTTTGTAATTGCTCAAATTGCATATGCGCTTAGCAATGAAACTCTCAATCTATCAAAACCTCAATTAGAAGTTATAAATGCCATAAAAAATCCTTCTGAAAAGAAAAAGCGAAAGAAGGTGGCTAAATGATTATCCAGATCAATGAACGGTATCGAGTCACCAGTGATCCAAACAACGTTATTATCCAAGAGAAGCGGGTACCTAAAGAACAACAAGAAAACGGCGCTAGCGAGCCGATAGAACAAAAAGAAACGTGGGTCAATGTTTCATACCACCCCACCCTAATAAGTGCGTGTATCAAACTCCTAGACCTTCAGATAAAGCAAAGTGAAGCTACTACTGTTGAATCTCTACTAAATGAATTGAAGAAAATGCAAGGTGAAATTCTCGTGGCGATAGCAAAGAAAAAGAAGGTGAGTTAAATGCAAAGAGTTGCTGGAAACCCAAGGGCCGAAGTTGCATGGTTTGCGGATCAAATGGAGTTGAAGCTTAAGGAAAATGATCATAAAGTCCATTGGAGTGAATGTTCATTAGATTTTTTGATCCATCGTCTTTACCAAGAAGCTGATGAACTATGGAATGCAATAAGAGATCGCAAACCATCGATTGAAATCATTCGAGAATGCGCTGATGTAGCTAACTTTGCGATGATGATTGCTGATAACGTCCGCAAATTAGAGCCAGACCTTTCATTGGAAGACGCGTTGAAAAAAATCTATACCCTAATTCAACAAGCACAGATGGCTGACAATGCTGGAGCGGTTCACATAATGACTGTAGAAATTCGTGAAATTATTGAGAAGGTATTTCCAGAAGTGAAGAAACCAATTGACGTTGATGAAGATGAATTTCCTTTTTGAAGATCGGTAGGTGAAGTAAGTTGGGTGATAGAAGCAAGATCGAATGGACCGACGCAACTTGGAATCCAGTTACAGGATGCACGAAAGTTTCAGAGGGATGCAGAAATTGCTATGCACAAGCATTTGCTGAAAGATTCAGAGGAACACCAGGTCATTATTTCGAGAATGGATTTGATATCACTTTAAGGCCTGAAAAGTTAGATCAACCTATTCGTTGGACAAGACCTCGCAGAATATTCGTCAACAGCATGAGCGACTTGTTTCATGAACAGGTTCCAGATGATTTCATTGATAAAGTATTCGCAGTCATAGCACTCAGTCCGCAACATACCTTTCAGATCTTAACCAAAAGACCAAAACGTATGATGGAATATTTAAACACACCGAATCGAGACGAGATCATTGGCTGGGAAGCACACAAATTGTATGAATCAATAGGCGGTAATTACAAATATGTTAGCTCTTTAGTTACGAGATCCGGAACGATATCAAACGTTTCTCTACAAGAACATCCAAATGCATGGCCCCTCCCGAACGTCTGGCTCGGCGTCAGCGTGGAGAACCAGCGCGCGGCAGACGAGCGGATTCCGCTGCTCTTACAGACGCCGGCGGCGGTTCGCTTCTTGAGTTGCGAGCCGTTGCTGGGGCCGGTATTGCTCACCGGCGTAGGGAAAAAGTGCTACGGATGCGTGGCGGGCGTCCCTCATCGTTGCAGAAACATATTAGTCGATTGGGTAATCGTCGGCGGCGAAAGCGGCCCCGGAGCAAGACCGATGCATCCGGATTGGGTTCGCAGCATTCGGGATCAGTGCGTTGCCGCTGAGGTACCGTTCTTCTTCAAACAGTGGGGAGAGTGGGCGCAGATTCATGAACTGCGCTGCAATGAACCAGGTATAAAAGGAAAACTATGGTATAACTTTGATCCTGACACATCAGTATGCAGAATCGGCAAGAAAGCTGCTGGACGGGAACTGGACGGACGTACCTGGGATGAGATGCCGGGGGTGATTAAGTGATTAAAGAACGTACAGCAGCAATTCTTTTCGGGGGCATCGGCGGATTTTCGGCTGGCCTTAAGCAGTCGATGGTAGAAGCATATGGAAATTTGCACAGATTTCGCATTCTTTGCTCAATCGACTTCGACCCGGTGGCCTGCCGCAATCACGACATCATCTCCGGAGAGCAGACAGCCGTACAAATGGACCTTTTCAACCGTGACCAGTATCGCAAATGGTTCGGCCATGAACCGCCGAAAGACTGGCGAGAGGTAACGCCGTGGGATATATGGAAGGCTTTCGGAGAGCAAGTACCTGACTATATTTTCTTGTCGCCGCCATGCAAAGGGTTCAGTGGTCTGCTTCCATCGAAGTCTGCACAGTCGGAAAAGTATCAAGCATTGAATCTGCTGACATTGCGCGGGTTGGAATTGTGCTTGCAAGCGTGCCTTGAATACGGCGGAGAGCTTCCTATGTTCATACACTTTGAGAACGTGCCTAGAATCACTACCCGGGGCCGGGAGATCTTAGACAAGATCAAGAAGATGCTCAGTAAATACGGATTCGCCTATGATGAGCGTGCCAATCACAATCTCGGAGAGATTGGCGGTCTTGGGCAAAATAGACTGCGATTTCTCATCCTCTCTCGGAACGAGAAACGAGTACCAAACTTCTGCTATCTGCCTCCGAAGAAGAAACTCAAAACTATAGGTGATGTGATCGGTCCACTACCTATGCCTGGCGATACGGAAAAAGGCGGACCGTTGCACAGGCTTCCAAACTTGCAGTGGAAAACGTGGGTAAGGTTGGCACTCATCCCGGCTGGCGGTGATTGGCGGGACTTGAACAAGATTGATTGGCAGAAGTACCGCATTACGCATGAGCCACGGGGAGGAGCGTATGCGGTCGAAGATTGGAATGAAACGTCTCGAACGGTCACAGGAACTTCGGGACCGGGGCGGAGTAACGGAGCTGCAGCAGTATCCGACCCGCGCATCGGGTTAGACGGTAATGGTCACGCAGCAATCTATCGGGTTACGCGGTACGATGAGCCAGCGCCGTGCGTCACTGGAGCGCATCGACCCAATAACGGAGCAATCACTATTTCTGATCCGCGCCTGAATAAGCAGGACGGCAAGCATCCAGGAGTGTATCGAATTGTGCGAGTTGACGAATCAGCGCCATGCGTGACCGGCACACGGTTTGGAAGCGGAGCTATTGCGATCGCTGACCCGAAACTTGGTGAATCATGCACGAAATTCAATCATGCATACAAAGTATCAAAATGGGACGAAGTAGGTGGAACAGTAGCAAGCGGCGGTGGGCCTTCAAACGGCGGTCATGTTATAGCAGATCCAAGGGTTTCAACTGATCTTATGCCGGATAGCTACGGTGTACAAGAATGGGATGAAACCGCTAAGACTGTTCGCGGAAACTCAAGAATCATGCAATCGGCTTCGAGCATCGCTGATCCACGTATTCCGGACAGACCGGGAAGGTATACGGACAAGTACCGAATGCAACCGTTTGACAAACCTGCGGCTACGGTGACGTGTGTAACGGACGTGCAGAGCGGAGCACAACTTGTAGCGGATCCTCGCATAAATTGCTCACCGCGGACCGGGACAATGGGGGTTCAATGCTGGGACGAGCCTGCTAAGACGGTTATCGGTAGCGGCGACATCCACGCAAGTGCTGCTGCGGTTGCTGATCCGCGCATCCCTGAGGATCGAGAAAGCGGCGTTTGGGTGATCATCGCAGAGGATGGCACTTGGCATCGGCCACTGACTACCTACGAACTCGCCATGCTACAAGGGTTTCCGACGCACTTGCCCGATGGAAGGCCCTTTCAATTAGAAGGTTGCTCGGATGCAAAAGCCAGGGAATATATCGGAAACGCGGTGCCACCAGCAGCCGCGGAGGCAATGGGCAATGTGATACTAACCGCAATTGCAAAAGCGGAAGCTGATATACATTTTGAATTGAGTTATGAAGAGATATGGGTGAATCCAGTAGAAGGGGAGTGGGATAGTGAGAATTCAGTGAATGAGGAGTTATGGTTCAGGATAAAAACTGTCAAAATGGACTGAAATTATTCCAAAAATTATTCTAAAGGGGCGAAAAAAATGAAAACCGAATTGAACGTGTTCTTCAAAATGATGCAAAAGGATGATAAAAAAGAAGTTTTGAAGTTTGAGATAAAGGGTAATGAAGATTAAGTTGCAGAAAACGAGCTGTTCGCACTGGCTGGCAGCATTATCGTGTTCGATATCGAAGGGTGCAATGCCGGAGAAGTCACAGCAGAATTCATGAATATGCAGCGTGACAGCAAAAAGACGGTAATGAAATTCGCAATCAAAGGCGACAGTGAGGAAAAAGCTCAAGAACTCTATAAGTTTGCTGGTAGAAACGTAAAGCTTGCAGTCCAGCCGTCACAGATGACCATTGATGATTTTTACAGTGAGGATGATCATGATGGATCTGTGGATGTAGATGAAGATGAAAATCAACTTAGCCTCTTCGATGAATCAGCTGCGGCAAGCGAAATTGAAGATATATTACCATTTTAAGATTTGAAAATGGGGTGATAGCGTGAGCTTTGAGTTGCCAGAACTTGATAGAAAGAAAACGCAAAGGGCGGTCGAAGCCGCGCTAGAGAAGTATCGGATCTTCAAGTATCTTACCTTTGAGGAGCGTGAGGCGAGCATCACAGTTTCACCGGAGCCACGCTATCACGCTCCAACTAATCAAACAAGTGATCAGACCGCTCAAGTAGCGATATGGAACGTTGACACTCAGACAGCGCGGAGAAAATATTGCGAACGTATTGAAAGAGCAGTGCATAGGCTGCCAAGGATGGAGAGATTTCTCATAGAAAGGCGTTACATGGCTGAAGATGCGGAATACATAACAGATCATCATGTATATTGTTTCGAGTTTCAGCCACCTATCAGCGCAACTACGTATTCGAACATTAGATGGAGAGCCTTCTATAAATTGGCGTTAAATCTTAATATCGCTGTTATGAGGGAAAGTGAATAGGACAATCTTTAGTGAGCATATATTTCTCAAAGCAGGAGAACTTGAACAGGGGGGAGGGAATTGGACGATAAAGTAATGGTGAGCATACCAGGAAAGCACGGTGAGATCCGGTTGATTGTACCAAACCGGAATCCCACAGAAAGCGAATTGAATGATTTATACAGGGTAATTGCTGAAGTAGCAATAAAGATAGAACAGAATAAAGAAGAGCAAGAAAAAGAAAAATCCGCCGTGTAGATGCGGATTTTTTTATTGGTATGCCATTATTAACTCAAGCTTTCAAAAGATCGCTATGGGCAACTAGTTCAAGGATTTCGCCTGCTATCATACCGCTAACGGTAACATCATCATCTGACCATTCAGATTTAGAGCAAACACCAATTTTATAGACAGAAAAGTAATTCCCGTTCTGCAAAAAAGCTAAGTACCTTGTGTTCGTAATTTCCTTATCCTTGTAAGGTGTACTTACCCATTTCTGAACAGATAAGAGCTTAGCCAATGGGTTAATCTCCATGTACAAATTTACCGAAGTCTGCAGCTTGTCCGGACAATCCGAAAGCAAAATCTCTCTTTTCATAAACAT